CGTGCGCAGTGTTCCGCCTGGGCCGAGCCCTCGGGCGGGTCAATGCTCGCTACCGTGGCGTTGTCGCCCAGGCGTGCGAGCGCGAGGTTGCAAATATCAACTTCCGAGGCCATGGGCACCTCCTAGAAAAACGGGGGCGCAAGGCCCCCGCAAGCTGCTGGCTACCACCTTGGAGAAGATCAAACCAGGTCGTCGGCGGGCTTCTCGTTGGCCTGGGCTTCGGGCTTCTTGCCGCCCTTGCCGTTGGCCTTCTGCTCGACCGGCTGGAACCACGAGCCCTTGGTACCGTCCGGCACCTCGAACTCGTCGCCCGGTTCGCGCAGTTTTCCGAAATAGCCCAGCTTGGTTGCAATCACTTTCATGCTGTCACCTCATTAAGCGATGCGAGCGCTATCCGGCTGCGCGATGTTCTGCTGGATGCCGGTAACGATCTGTGCGGAGAACTTGCCGGCGGTCAGCGGGCCGGTGCCGATGGTGTAGTACACCCGGCAGTAGCGGCGCAGCTTGGTGGGCATCGGAATGACGACCTGTTGGCCGGCGGCGAGGCTGGCCTTGCCGATGGCGGCAGTGACGGCCACGTCGGCGAAGGTGGCGTTGTCGGCCGAGTCCTGCACCGAGAACGTGACGGTCGCGGCGCCAGCGGCTGCGGCCGACTCATCCACGGTGATGACCATGTTGCTGCGGTCATCGAGGCCGACGTTGGGGTTGGCCTGGCCGAAGTCGATAGAGTCGGTCGAGGCCGCGCTGACGGTGACGGCTTGCTCGTTCGAGACTTGAAGCGCTTTGTCGATAAACATGATGGCTTGTCCTTTCTGTTGTCTGTAAGCGGGGGCGGTGTTACCCGCCCCCAGCCGGTTACACCACGCGGGCCTCGGTCAGCAGGAGCGCGTCGGTACGGCGGCAAGGCACGCCGTCGAACGCGACAACCTTCTTGCCGGCGATTTCTTCCATGGTCAGCGTCGAGGCGGCCACCTTGTTGGTGATCTGACGACGCAGGAAGCTGCGCAGCTTGCGCGGCATGTAGAAGGCCGGGCGGCCCATACCGACGTTCGGCACCAGTTCGAGCGCCTGGGTCATCAAGTCGATGAGGTCGGCGCCAGAAGCGGCGTTTTTGGTCAGGTCGGACACGTCGATGTTGGCGATGCGAACCACATAGCGCCAGTCGCGCAGCACGGCGCCGATGTCCCACTTGTAGTGGGTGCGGTAGCCCTGGTAACGGCCGCCGGCCGCATCGGTCAGGGTGTGCTCGCCGAGGTCACGCGATTGCAGGCCGGCCGCCGAGCCCTTCGGGAAGATGGTGTGGCAGGTATTCGGCCCCCACACGATCAGCCAGATGGACGCGTTGTCGCTGCCGGTGCCGCCGGCATCCACGATGTTCATGGCGTTTTCAGCCGAAAGGCTGTTGTAACGCGGGGCCAGGCCCATGAACTTCTCGGGGTCGGCGCTGGAATCGCCGTAGAAGAGCGTGGTCGCCATCGTCTGATTCATGCCCTCGATGAAGGCGCGATCTTCGGACAGACGCCAGGCGGCAGAATTGCCGTTGAGGTCGGCCAGGGCCTTGTCGACTTCGGCGTAGGTTTCCAGCATGCCCATGCTGTCCTTCACCGGCACGGTGCGGGACTTCTCGGGCTGGACGCCGTAGTTCAGTTTGCGCCACGTACCAGCCGGCAGGCCGGAACGGACGGTGGTCTTGTGCTCGGTGAAACCGTTGGCCTCGATGACGGTCATGTCGTCGAGGACTTCGTTGGTTTCGTTGAGCATTTCAACGATCTGCGGGTCGATCTTGCCGTCCGCAGTCATGCGGGCTGCAACGTCGGCCAGGGTCGGGTTCGTGGTGGAAAGAGTTCCCATTTTGCTGTTCTCCTTTTACGGATTCATGTTGGATGCTGCGTACAACCGTCGCGCGTCGCCCTGGTTGGTCTTGCCAGCCTGGCCGGCCACGAAACGGTCCTCACTGATTGCCTTGCCCGCCCGGTAGAACACCCGGATAACCTCGGGGTGGTTGCCCAGGCCGGACTCTTCCAGCAGCGTGCGCAGTTCGGGCGTAGCGAGCGCATCGAGCGCTTTCTTCGCGGTGCCCAGGTTCTCGGTCAGTTTCTCGCCGCCGAATTCCTTGTCGGTCTTTGCGGCTTCCGCCCACTCGGTGCGAGCGGCTTGGAACTGTTCAGCCTGGCGCGCGGCAATAACCGGGGCCATCTTGTCGAGTACCTTCTGCGCCTGGTCCTGGGGCAGGTTCAATTCCTTGGCGACTTCGGAGAAAGCGCCAATGACGGCGTCGTCGAACTGCGTACCCTCGGGAGCCTTGAACTCGTAGCTCTCGGGTGCGCCTTCCGGCTTCTTCTCCTGCTCGCCTTCGGTCTTGGTGCCCTCGGCCTGTTGGCCTTGGGTGCCTTGCCCTTCGGTCGCTTGCTGCTGTTGGCCGCCTTCACCCGCACCAGTAGCGGATTGCTGGGTGGCCTGTTCAGATGCGGTGGCGCCTTCAGTGGTCGTTGCGGCTTCCGTCATCAGCGTTTCGGTTGTCATGGATCTGTTCCTTCACCATTACGGGATAAAGCTCCGGGCAGAGCGTGTGGATTTGCGCCAAGATGCGTAGGCCCTCGTTCCTGTTCCCCTCGTTGAACGCCATCGTCATCGAGTTGGTATTGAACGAAAGCCGGAACACCCCGGCTCGGTCCAGAAAGCGCCACACGATGCGACGCCCCCGCTTGCTGCCCATGAGCCATTTGAGGTCCGCCTCTTCCGTGTCCTTCGCCAGCTTGTTGCGCAGGTCGGTATCGGCCTTTGCGCGCTCCTGGCTGCGGATGTCGGTCGGGTCGTAATTGCTCATGTGCGTAGCCTATGCGGGCGGTTTTTCGGTACGCGCACCACGGGTCAGGTGTAGCCGCTGAAAGCGCGGGTCACGTCGGTGAGCGCGCTTTGCTTGCTGGTATCCACGCTGCCCAGCTTCTGCGCGGTGTCGGCGCCCTGGTTGAGCAGCGCGGCCTGCTGCTGGGCCTGGGCTGCTTCGGCGCGCTGCTTGCGGATCAAGGCCACCTGTTCGCCCGGCACGATCAACTCGGGGTCGATGCCCAGCATGTCGGCGTAGGCGTCGGCCCAGCGGTCGGCGTCGAACTTGTCGAGGACTTCCGGCTTGATGCCGGCCACCGCGCCCAGGTTGCCGACGAAGCGATCCACCGAATTGGTGGCAATCGCGCGCTGCGCCTGGGCCAGCATGCTGACGAACTCGACGTTCAGTTCCATGCCCTGCAGTTCCTCGGGCGGGGGTGGCACGATGCTGGCCTCGACCATGCGCGAAAAGGTCATTTCGATGAGCGGGTCGAGGATTTCGTTGTGCATCCGTTCCAGCACCGGCCCCAGCATGAGCAGCTTTTCCTCGTGCCGCTCGGCCACCTCGGTGGCGGTCATTTGCGGGTTGGTGCCGTTGGCGAGCATGAGGAACAGGTCGGCGTAGAAACTGCCCTTGATGCGCTCGCGCACGTCCTGGATGTCGGCCAGTAGGTGCGACAGGTCGATATTGACCTCGAAGGCCGAGCGGATGCCACCGTTGGGTGCAGCCGAATCCACGAAGGAAATGCCGCCGGGCAAGGTATCCACGTCGCGCGACTTCAAGGACGTGGGCGCCTGCAGCGGGGGCTTGGTCTTGTAGTCGATGCCCTGGGCCTTGCGCAGTTGCTCGTGCTGCAACTGCTTGATGTCGCCCAGCGCTTCCATGGCCGGCGAGTTGCCGTAGATGTCGCCGCCGGTCGTAGCCCAGCGCGGGCACAAGGCCGGGAATTCCTTGAAACCCGAGTCGCGCAGGATCTGGTCCTCGTTGCCGCCGTGCTCGAAATAGACCGACTTCCACGCCATGTTGCGGTCGTCGCGCTTGGTCACATCGCGGTCGACGCGCGGCTCGATGGCGTGCATGATCGTGACCCACTGTTCCAAGGCGCCACGGTCGAACAGGGTTTGCACGGTCGGGCTGCAATTGTCGCGGCCGAACTCGCGCACCATTTGCGCCACGGTCATTTGGAATTCGCGGTAAAGCGTGTTGATCTGGCCGCGATGGTCGGCGGCCATGGCGAACTCGCCCGTGGTCAGCGTGTAGTGGTGAATGACGGAATTGAAGTCCGCCAGCACGATGGTGCCCGCCGTGCCGAAGGCGCCCAATTCCTCATACATCGAGTGCAGGGCGCGGTAGGTGTTGGACTTGGCGAACACCATTTGCATGAGGCGGGTCACGTCGGCCAGCCACGCCTTGACGGCCGCCGACTCATCCAACTGCGGGTCGGACGTGGTGAGGCGGAACCAGGGCCGGGCCGGGCTGGTCATGCCGGCCATCATGCCGGCGGCGAGCACGCGCAGCGCGCGGGTGCCGGTGCTGTCGTAAATGTTGTTGTGCCGCTTGTCGCCCCGGTTGCGGTCTTCAACGAAGAAGCGGCCCGAGCGCGGCAGCAGGTAGTCGCTGATTTCCTTCCAGTGCGCCATCCAGCTTTCGCGCTCGTTGCGCAACTGCCCCCAGCGCGATAGCAGTAGTTTGCGCTTGGAGATTTCGGCCATGGTTAAGACCCCAGCAGCGTGTTCTTGCTGAGATTCAGCGCGGCCGGGTCAATGCCCTGCGGCCCGGTCAGCATGGTGCCGGATGCGCCGGCCTTGCCCGCCTGGGTCGCCGAGTCGAGCGCGGCGCCGGTATCGGCCCGCTTGGTGTTCGCGCGGTTGGTCGCCTCGTCGGCGGCCTTCTCCTGCTTCTTGGCGTTGGCCTCGGCCTGCTGGCTTGCCTTTTCGGCGGCCTTCTTCTGCTCCTGGCCGTTGTTGTAGGCGATTGCCGCGCCAGCAACTGCGGCGGCGGCCATGACTGCGGTAGCTCCACCCGACATGATTACTCTCCTGTGATGTTGATGCGATTCACGGCGCCCGGCTTGCGTGAGAACAGCAAGTGCGCCTCGTCGGTAAATTCGTCCTCGGCCTCGGCCACCGTCTTGGCCTGGGTGGCGAACACCATGGTCAATCGCGTGTCGGCGTGGGCGAGGAATGCCTGGCGGCGGTGCGCGCTGGCTGCGAGTACGTGGTACCCCACCAGCGTGGTGGCGTCGTCGCCCGCGTTGACCGTGGCGTTGCCGTCGAATACCAGCAGCGTGGGCACCCGGATGAACACACCCGTGAGCACCACGCCGGCTGGAATGCAGATCGTTCGCGCGTACATGCCGCCGTGCAGCACGTGGTCGGTGGCAATCTCGACTTGCGGCAGGTCGCGCGTGATGGCTTCCAGTTCGCGCACCTTGTCGATGGCCTGGGCCGTCATGGCGGGAATGCGGCTTTCTGCCGCCACAAGGCCGCTCACAGCAGCCCCCGGAAGAAAATGCGGTTGGTTTCGTGGTAGCCCACGTGCGGCAGCAGTCGCTCAAGGCGCCCGCCGGCTGGGGCAGTCACGTACAGGCCGCCGGCCCCTGCCTCGGCCGCTACTTCCTCGGCCGCGCGCAGCAGCTTCATGCCAGCGCCACCAGCGCGGTGCGCCTCGGCCACAAACAGGGTTTCGGTCGATGCGACGACCTTGCCGCCGAAGTGCAGCACGGGCGCAATCAGCACGGCGCACAGGCCGACCAGTTCCTCACCGACGAACACGCCCAGGGGATGCAGCAGGCCGGCGTCGACCATGCGGGCGTAGCCTTCGCGGTCAGGTAGCGCGCCCATCATGTCGGGATTGCGCAGCGACTCGGCCCGGTACTCGTCGCACAGGGCGGCGAACACAGGCGAGTCGAAGGCTTCGGCTACGGTGATGGTGCGAATGGTCGGTTCCATGCGCGCAAGACTAGGGGGCCTGTTATCAGGTACGCGCACCCGGTAAAATGCAATTTGCAACCTGCAACCGGGAGAGGAACATGAAGAAAACCGCTTTTATCGCAGTATTCGCAGCACTGGCCGCCGGTTGTGCCACGACGGCGCCGCGCCCGCCGTTCATCATCGAGGGCACCGAGAACGCGGTGTCCGTGAATTGGGCGCACTCGACGCGCGGCACCACGGGCGCCCTGGAAGCTGCCGAGGCGCATTGTGCGAAGTACGGCCGGCACGCGCAGTTCGCCGGCAAAGTGACCGACTTCGAACTGGCCTACAACTGCGTCAAGTAGCGTAGGGGTCGTAATCCCGGCGGCGCTTCTGGCCCATGGCCTCGACCACCGCGCGCTTCGGGGTGTCCAGCAGCGCCAGCACGTAGGCGCTGCCGTAGTCGGGCGAGCGCCCGATTTTTTCCATGATCTGCTCGCGGCTTGCCACGTAGATGGTCGAGCCCGACAGTTCCCACGTCGGTGCGCACAGGTCCGCGAGAAGGGCAGGATCTGGCGGCAGGGCGATGCCCGTGTTGTTGGTCGGGTCCAGGGCCTCACGCATCCGCCACCATAGCTCGCTGCGCAGGTTCTTGAAGCGCAGCCGGCCCGACTTGTCGGTGCCCACGGCGGCCTCGGCGACATTGACGCCGACGACCTGCTGGCCGGCCTCGTTGAGGAAGTCGTAGGGCGCCGAGCCCACGCCGATGACGTCGATATGCACCACCGCGTCGTCGCGCTTGGCGGCGATGGTGAGCCCGGCCACGGTCGGCCCGTTGGGCGTCGCGCTGCCCGGATAGACCAGGGCCTCGTCGAACCACATGCCATGCCGGCGGGCAATGATCGTGTTGTCCCGGCCACCGCGCGCCACATCCACGCCCAGCGAGTCCATGGGCGCCAGCTTGTCGGGCCGCTTCCACCGCGCCTGGGCCGCTTCCACCCATGCGGTCGGGATGACTTGCCACGGGTCGTCCTCGATGCCCGCGTTGAAGTCGCCATAGAGCATTTGCGAGCGCAGCGGCTCGGGTAGGGATTGCAGGGTCGCCATGTAGCCGGTTCCCATGAGGTAAGGGTTGTCGCTGACGCGCGAAGGGATGAACGTCCGGCTCATCGGCTTGATGAGGTCGGCGCCGTGCTGGAAGGGCTCGCCGTTCGGTACCTCGACCTCTTCGCCGTCGATCATGGCGAACCACCGCAACTCGCCCGGCTGGGCGGGCTTCGGGTGCTTCTTGTCAAGCCAGGGGGCGAAGAAGGCCGTGATCCACCGGCCCTCGGCCGTGGTCGGCGGGTTGAAGGTCAGCAGCGCTTGGCACCGCTGGGTGGGATCAACCGAGCGCAGCCAGCCCAGCAGCGCGCGGACCTGGGCTTCCAGGAAGTTGGCCGCCTCGTCGAACACCAGCAGATCGTGGGGGCGGCCCTGGTACTTGTTCCAGTCGTCGAGGTTCGGCGTTGAACCGAATTCGATTTGCTTGCCGGGCAGGCGCCAAATGCGCTCGGCGCCGTTGTAGCCGTCGCGGCTTCCGATGAGTTCGGTAAATCGGTCGATGATGCCGGTTAGCTGGGTGGCCTCGCGGCGCAGCACGAGCACCTTCTGGTGCTGGGTCAGCGATTTGCCGCAGGCGAGGTCGGTCTTGCCGCCGCCGGCCGCGCCACCGTAGCCGATGATGTCGGCCTCGGAGTGAAACGCCAGCGATTGCGGGCCGGGCAGCGGGCGCCACACGGTCGGGTCGCTGACGATGAGCAGGTCGAGTTCGGCCAGTTCCTCGGGCGTGAGGTAGGCCAGCAGGTCGGGGTCAAACGAGGTCGGAAACATCGCCGTCCTTGCGTGCTTTGGCAGCGGCAAGGATTGCGGCGATCTTGGCGGCGCGCTCGGTGTCGCTGATTTGCACCGGGCCGCCGTTGGCGCCGGTCAGTTCCATGCGGGTGTTCTCCCGGTACTTCTCGGGGGCGTGGGCCTTGAGCAGGAAGATGGCGAGGGTGTCGCTGTACTTGCGCACGCTGCCGCACTCGTCGCCCTTGTAGAAAACGGGCTCGTCGGTGCCCTCGAACGCACGGCGGTGCGCTTCATCCTCAAGGGCCAGCAGGCCGGCCTTCATGGCACGGTCCCAGGCCAGGGCGAAGTCGGCGTCGGCTTCGCGCCAGTTGTAGGCGGTTTGGCGCGAAATGCCCACGGCACGGCACGCCCGGCCGACATTGCATGTCTCGGCCAGGGCTGCGCAAAACGCGGTGAGCTTTTCAGGTGTCAATTTCATGCCGCCCATTCCAGCCTACTGCCCATCCGGTACGCGCACGGTTTTGAAGTCGGCCGGATACTGGCACCGCCGACGCCCGGTGCAGATGTCGCGCACCGTGCTCTTCGGCATTTCCACCAGGCGCGCAATCTCGCCATAGCTTTTGCCGTCGTCGCGCAGGGTCAAAACCATTTCGATTTCCCCGTTCGTGTATCGGGCGTTTTGATGGTCCTCACCAATCCGCAAACCTCGCTCATTCACCGCCACCGTTTTCTGCATGCGCCGCCCTCCCTTAAACGTGCAATTTTTTACTTGCGTCGATTGCGTCGAAAAACACGCTTTTTTGACTAACTTCTTCACGTACACGTATGAGAAATTTCCTTAAAAAAAGGCTTAAATCGACGCAAGCGACGCAACCCGCCCACCGCCCCAGCCATCGAACGCGCAACAATTTGCAGATTGCAAAAACCTGCACACAACGAACGCGCAGAAAATCGCTATTTGCAAAAAGTTGCGCTATCAAGTGAAATCCCCCACTTGCCGCACGCGAATTCCGACGTGCCCACGGCCCCGCAGCCCGGCCGTGTCGCGGACGACTTCGATCCCTTTCGATTGCAACCGACGCCCCAGGCTCTTTGCCGAGGCGATGAACCGCAACTCGCCCCGCGCTTTGGCGAAGGCTTCCCAACTGGCCCACAGCCGGGCGTTGCTCTCCACGAAGTTGGGGCCGATTTCGCAGCACTCGTCCATCCATTCGCCGAGCAGGTCCATATCGCTCTTGTAGTCGTCGCGCGCCTTGCGCACGGCGGCCGGTGGCTGCAGGCCGTCCTTCTGGTAGGCCAGGGCACCGCGCACGCACCATGCCAAAATCCCCGCCGCCTCGGCCGCCAGCTTCTCGGCCCGGTCCGGGTCTTTGGTGAGGGTCAGATCCTGGTCGAAGTTGCGGGTGAATGGCACGGGCAGCAGCCGGCGCCAGATGGCGTGGTCGTCGCCCTTGACGATGGGGCGGTGATTGGTCGGCATGAAGGCCACCCAGGTGGGCGCCACCTCGACCGTGGTCTTGGAGTACAGGCCGCGCGCCGGCAGCGGTTCGCCCCCGGTCATGGACTTGATAAGGCCCTCGCGCAGTTCGCTGCCCTCGTCGGGCTCTGACACATAGACGAACCGGGCACCGCGCAAGCGCAGCACGTCCTCGCGCGCCGCGCCGGCATTGCCGCCGGCCGCGCCGCTACTCAAGAAGGTGTCGGCGCTTGCCATCTTGGCGTGCTCGCCCAGGGCGTCGCGGATGGCCCCCAGCACCGTGCTCTTGCCGTTGGACCCGGAACCGTAGGGAATGGCGAGCACGTCCTCGTCGGGCTTGCCCAGCAGCGAGTAGCCGACGAGGCGCTGGAAAAAGCCGATCATGTCGGCATCGCCGAAGAACACGTCGGCCACCGTGCGCTCGAACAGGGGCGCCCGCGCTTCCGGGTCGTAATCCACCGCCGTGATAGTGGTCACGCGGTACGCCTGGTCCGGCGGCAGCAGCTTGCCCGTGTGCAGGTCGACCACACCATTGCCCACACCCAAGAGGTGCGTCAGCTTGTCGAGGTCGGTCATGCCGACGACCACGCGCGGGTCGGACTGCGCCAGGCTCACCATGTTGCGGACCATCACGGCCCGCTGGCTGATGGCGCAGAACTTGAAGAACTCGGCGCGCTCGCCGTCGCTCTCGATGGTCTTGGCCTCGTCGGGCAGCGCGCGGATGGTTTCCTTCGCCAGGTGCTCAAGTTCGACGCCGGCCGCGCGGCGCCAGTAGATGCCCGTCCACATGAACCAGCCGTCGATTTCCGGCACGTACATGAGGCCGTCGCCGTAGTGGTCGAGCATGCGCTCGGCGTTGCCGAATTCGGTCATTTGCCGGCGCTGCTTGTTGAAGGCCACGACCTTGCGCCCGCCGGCCATGGCGGCGCGAACGTCGGCCACTGGCAGGCTGGTGTCGGTCAGTTCCTTGAAGCGCGCCCGGATGAGGCCGGCCAGTTCGGCACGAAGGGCCAGATCCGTGCCGGCCGCTTCGCCCGCCTGCCGCGCTACCTCATTCACCAGGTCGATGGAGTCCTCACAGGCGAGAATCTGCGCCTTGGCATCATCCAGCGCGGTGCGCTTCTCGGCCTTCACCGCGTCGCGCTTGCCCTGGTTGCCCACCTTGAGCAGCCAGCGCGCCGTCGTCGGGTTGCGGCCGGACCTGCCGAAGCTGTCCCACCGCTTCTCCAAGTCCTCACGGCTGGCGTAGTTCGTCGCCGTGCTCGACCACTCGTCCCACAAATCCAGCGCGGCCACGCTGCCGTCGAACTCGTGGTGCAGCGACATGCCGACTTTCAGCCAGGTGTCGTAGTCCTCGTTATCGACGTAGGCCACCAGGCGCCGGGCTTCGCTCAAGTCGATACCTACCGGCGGCTCGTAGGCCATGAGCGGGTCGTCGACCGGCGCCGAGGTCATGCCCCCGGCTTTGTTCTTGCTGCCCGACACGCGCACGAGCCCGGCTTCCTCGGCCATGGCCTCGAACACCTGCAGGGCTTCTTCGACCTGGGCCTCGGTGATGATGGGCAGGTCGCCGGCCCGCATGGCATCGAGGCCGCCGAAGAAATCCACCCACTCGTAGGGCTCGCCCGTGTCCGGGTGGATATGGTAGGCCACGAACTGCTGGCCTTTGCCCAGCACTTCCAGGCGGTGCCGCGCACCGCCCAAGTCCTCGAACCAGGCGCCGGTAGCCTTGCCCCAGCCTTCGGACGCTGCCCGGTAGGCGAGCAGAATCTTGGGGGCGAAGCCCACGCGCTCGCACGTCGCGCCGAGGTGTTCCTGGCACCAGGCCACGAACCGCGCGGCCAGTGCCTCGTCCGTGGTATCCACGTCGATGGCGGCCACCGGCTGCGCGCCTTGCCCGCACAGCACGCCGACGCCATGGTTCGGGTAGCGGGTCAGGTCAGCGGCGCCGAGGCGCGCGGTTTGCCAGTTGTCCAGCGCGGGCCGCTTGTGGCCCGGCTTGATTGGGATGATGAGGTAGCCGTTGCCCAGCAGGGCGCGGCCGTGTGTTTGAAAATCGGAACTCAAGTTGTCGTCTCCCCGGTCAGATCAAATCGGCCACGCCGTAGAACTCGGCCTCGGCGGCTTCCAGTCGGCTGCGTGAAATGTCCGCATAGGCGGCCTCGCGCTCGATGCCGATGAAGCGACGACCGGAAAGGACTGCAGCGACCCCTGTTGTGCCGCTGCCGGCGAACGGGTCGAGCACTACCCCCCCTGGCAGCACGGGGCGCACCAGTTCGCGCATGAGCGCGGTAGGCTTGCCGGTCATGTGGTGTTTGTCATCGCGGCGCACCGTCGATTGGATGCAGCCGTCGAAGGGGCCGTCGTGCTCCAACTGGATGGCGGCGCCCTTGGTGCCCCAAATCACGTATTCACACTGGTGCCGGAAATAGCCCTTGTGCGGCGCCCGTGCGCCCCGGCCCTTGTCCCATGCCACGATGCCACGCCAGAACACGCCGCCGGCTTGCACCGCGTCGGTCATGACCGGCAACTGGCGCCAGTCGGTGAAGGCCAGGAAGTAGCCGCCCGGCTTGAGCACCCGCACGCACTCGGCGATCCACAACGAGCACCAGGCCAGATAG